GCCGCTAGCGCGGCTGAGAATGACCCGCCGGAAAAACCTCATTTCGAGGACGTGGAGCTACCCCTCAACGAACTGCAACCGGCAGTGACACCCGAAAAGCGGCACGAACAGCCCGCTACGGCCCCGCAGAGCGATTTTCAAGCGTTCTGGGCACAGTTCCCCAAACGCAGGGATAAACGGGCCGCAGAACGCGCCTGGCGGGCCGCGATCAAAAACGGGGCCAACCCCGCCGACATCATCGCCGGTGCCGAACGGTACGCCGCAGAGCGGAAAAACCAGGACGCCCGCTATACGAAGTACCCCGCGACATGGCTAAACGCCGGGGCGTGGGAAGACGAACCAGACCCGCAGCCGCAGGCATCCGAGATGATGCAGGCGCTCAAGGCCATGACCTCAACGCCGGGCTTCGGCGCGGCACCCGATCCGTTCATGCCGCCTGCGGGCACGGCGCTACCCCCCGGGGGTGCCCGATGAACGCGGACGAGACACGGAAAATGCTAGAGGTCGCGGCACAGCTTTTCCCAACGCTCAAGACGCCGACAGACGAGATGGCGGCCGCCTGGGCGATGGTGCTAGCTGATGTGCCCGCCGATTATGCGGGGGAGATTATCACCCGGTGCGCGAAAAGCAGCGACTTTCTGAGCCTCCGGCTTATCACGGAGACGTGGGAGGACATGTTCGCGGAGGTGGATAGGGCGTTGCGTAGTGTGCCGCGTATGCGGCTGACTCATGCGGCGGCTGTTGCCTCGGGTGATCTTGAGCTTGCGGGTCGCATTGCGGGGGCGCATAACCGCGCTATTGCCCGTGTACCGGCACCTGTGGCCGCGTCGCGGGGTTTTGAGCCGTTGGAGGCCCAATTACCCGCGCCGGTTGAGAAATCGGCTGTGCGGGCCGCTGGTGGCCGCGTGGCGTCTATCGCTTCGACATTGGGGGCTATGCCCGAGTAGCGCATATCACTGCCGCCCGGCTCGAAGATTAGCTATACACCCTGTATAGTTTTTATTGGCGGGGCAACCCACCAAAAACCAAGGAGAACACAATGAAAAAATCACTCAAAGCTCTACGCACAATCGCTATAGGATGGGCCATAGCCGCCGTCGCGGTAGCCATCATCTGGGCGGCAGCCACCGCGTCATTCGGCGCCCTAGCCCTCCGCGCAAGCGACACCGGGCTACTCGCCTTCATCCTCGCCGCCGCCGTCCTGTTCCTCCCCATTACCTCAGCCGACTAGGAGAAACCTACATGAAAATCGACTACACGCTAGTAGCACCCAACGCCAAGCCGCTCACGAAAGCGCACCCCGACGACGCCGGTTACGATTTGCGCGCACGCACCACACAGACAATCCAGCCCGGCGAGCGTACCCTGATCGGCACCGGTGTAGCCGTGAAATTCCCCGCCGGGACGGTAGGCATGGTGCACTCCCGCTCCGGCCTCGCCCTAAAAGGCATCGCCGTAGCAAACGCACCCGGGGTAGTAGATGCGGGATTCACCGGCGAAATCGGCGTAATCCTAGAAAACCGCAGCAAAACACCGTACACGGCGCATGAGGGCGACCGCATCGCGCAGCTAGTGCCACTAGAACTAGCGCCCCTGGAATTGCAGGCTGTGCCACGCGAAAAATTCGATACCGAGACGGCGCGCGGCGCAAACGGATTCGGATCAACAGGCAAATAAAAACACGCAAAAGAAATGCGCATCACACCCGTGCCGCGCATTTCTGAAAGGAAAAAACAGGATGGCAGACGTAACCATTCACGGAAATATCGGAAGCGAACCAGAACTTAGGTTCACCGGCGGCGGCGACCCCGTACTAAATTTCTCGTTAGCTGAGAACCACAACCGGAAAAACCAGCAAACCGGGCAATGGGAACCCATTGGCACCACCTGGCGCAAAGTCACCGTGTGGGCGCGCAACGGGCTAGACCCGCAACACCTGAGCGGCGTACTCAAGAAAGGCACCCCCGTGATCGTGGCGGGGCCGGAGCAGAACCGCGAGTACACGACCCGGGACGGGGCGCGCGGCTACTCCCTGGAGGTCACGGCCCGGCTGCTAGGGGTAATCCCCTACGCGCCGAAGAACAACGCGGCACAGGCCCCGCAGGC